AAATCGCGCAGTCATCGTACCTATCCCAGTGATACGATTAATTTTTGTCTTATGCAAAGGGCAACGTAAACAAATATTCATGGTACAGCCTTTTGCATAAGTTCGCAAGATACGCAAGGTTTCGTCCGGTTACACTTCCGGCATTCGGGTGCTACCATAGTCAACACCTGTATTTCAAACTTATGGTAATCTACCTTTCGCAAGTTACTCTTTTTGACACGGAACAACTTTTTCCACTTATCCTTCGCCTTGCTGGTCATAATTCCCCTTTCGCCCATAGACCTATTCCATAGGCTGCTGCTTCATGGTTGTTTTTTGAAATAAATCCAAATTTCTTTAAAAGAATTATACGCAATTGTTTGTAATTCAACTGACCTGCCCATTGACAATACTTGACTGGTTCTAATACAGAAGTATTGCTCATGCTGGCGCGCTGGGTAATAGCTCCGATGATATAAGCGAGTGAGGAAAGGTCTCCTCTTCCGGCACTTGCCATAGACTTGGCCGAACCCATTCTAAAATCCATTGCCTCAATTATAGCATAGTCGATACCCCTAAAATCCATTTTTTCGGTAAGATGAAATAAACGTTTTCCTAATAAGGAATCCGCGTACTCTTCGGTAATTTTATGGATAGCTTTATTCCCGGGAATCCCTTTGTTCCAGTATTGTATAGCGGTGGTCATCCCGGGATCTATGGTTGCAAACCGATAGTTTTTAAAAAGGAACCTGTAATCTGGTTTCAATGCCATGGCGTATCCTCTCCAGCAGTTGTACTCTATCTTCTTTATTTTTAATGGAAATAAGTATGTCTTCCTCGACTGTATCCTTTGCCACTATATCTAAAATAAAGGTACTCTCGGGTGTTGAAAGGTCTTCTGTTCTTTCCTCGACCTGTAAATTGGTCAAAAGACTTTCTGGCCTTGAAACAAATATGGCCATGTCTGCCATTGAAAAACAAGAACCGTATTTAATTGTTTCTGGTTGAATTACTAATCTTGTGAATATTCCCTTTTGAAAAGATAGTCGAACCTCTTCTCTTCGCTCAACAGATACATCGCCGTATATCGCCGGGCAATTGAATTCTTTTGCTATCTGGATTATTTCATCAACGAACCAAGCATATATAATTACCCTTCGGTGCTTTAGCTCACCTTCAAGGAGATAGCGCAGTTCATCAATCTTTTCTTTTCCGGTACATAACCTTCTCATGGCATTTCGGCGCTGGGCAGAGAATTTCAAAACTTCCCCATTAAGCATTGCCTCTCGTTCAATGGTATCATATAAAATCCTATTCTCATTTGAAAGAATTATTTTTCTTACCTGGTAAATCTTTTCTTTCTGTAATCCTACATCTTTTCTTTTTAAGACACTACAGTGAGCATTCAATCTACCGGCAAGCCAACGTTTATCTTTGACCGGCATTACATAGTCAAAACCTTCCATACGAAATCTTGCCACTTTAAAATGGTAATAATTCTTGTAACCTAAAATCATCGGGTTCACCCAGTGAAGAGGACAATAATATTGTTCTTCACCTTCTGTAGCGGGAGTACCAGTCAAGACTATTCTTATTTTTGCTTTAGTGTGCTTTAAGAAGTACTTGGTAACTTCTGCTTTTGGGTTGGTAATGAAACATTCGTCTATTACAATTGCGTCCCAGTGATACCGGAGAAAATCAATGCGCAGATGTGCTTCTTTATTAATGAGAAACCAGCCAGAAGAGTCCTGCAACTGGTCAAGCATATCGAATCTTGCCCGAGTTACCCCTTCAATCACATATACCGATTTATTTTCTAATTCAGATAACCATCCGGCAAATACCGAATAAGGTCCCACTATTAAAATACGCCTGGCAACCTGCGATAAATATCTTATGGATGTAATAGTCTTACCTAGACGCATTTCCCAGAAAAGACAACCACCCATATTTTTACGTAAATATCTCACGCCATTCGATTGGTAATATCGCAATACTTTTGGTAGGTTATTCATAGAGGATTTAGCGAATTGAAAAGAAAGAAAGGTGATGGAGCCACCCAGTCACCTTTCTTTTACTACATAGCAAAGTTCCCTTCACAAGAACCTTGCTATTCTTTGGGCAATTTTGATACCGCGAGCGTGATCTTCGCTTTGATCTTCTCACGTTTTTCTTTCTTACCGGGAGCAGCGCCCGCTACCCATTCGGCAAGAGTACCATCCTGGCCGCGCATAAGGCGTGTGTACGGGACGAACTTGGGATCCGCTTCTTTGCCGATGACGTTCAGGTTGTGTCGGTACGTGGCAAGGTACTTTTTGCCCGGACCGAATTCTTTATCCAATTCCGCGTACATCTCAACATCCGTATGTTGCCTTCCTTCAATGAGAATGCGCATCCGCCCGGTGCGGGTAATTGCCCGTACTTTCGGCTCGGAAGACGCTGCCGGGGTCTTTGCAGTCTTCGTGACCTTTACGGCACTCGCTTTGCCTGCAGTCTTGCTTCCCGGGATAACCGGTGCTTGGTCAGGAACATCAGGAAGTCCCGCTTTTTTCACGAGTATCTTTTTTGAAGAAACGGTGACCTTTGATCCGGCAATGCGCGCTGCTACTGCTTTTTTCGTTGAAATCATAAAACTTAACTCCTTTAAAGTGGGGGATTTTATCCCACTAGGTTGATTGAATGAAATTATTATAGGTACCTTATGCCAACGCCACTTCTGCTAACATCTTGTCAATGTCATCAACGCCGACCACTGAGGAAATCGTATCGAGTGCGAAAGTCTTAAATTGGTCTCCCGAACCGAACATAGCCGATTCTGCACGCTTCGCTTCAATGCTTGAATCACCGACCCGGAGACCATCACGTTGGTGGTCAATCCATCGCGTAACGCCTTGGAGAAGGGCATAGGCAGAACCTTCAATCCCTTTTATCTGCCCATTATCGTTCGCCATGAAATTACTGGCGACCATCGCCGCTTTATTTTCGGATCTGGAACTTTTCTCAAACCCAGGGAAGAGTTTTTCCATGATCGTGAAAAATTGCGGCTGCGTGATTTTCTTCGTTGCCAAGGCCTGGAACTTGGTTTTAATGGAACTTATTTCGCTACCGACCGTTGTGAGCAAATCTTTCGCCGCTTTAATTTTTTCATCAATCCCGGACGTGTGCCGAAGTTTAAGAACAGCACCATTTACTGCTTTTGAACCAAGAGCGATATTTAACGTATTCTGGCAAACCACTCGCGTCAGAGTCAACCGAACCTGTGCTGCTCGCCCATCACGGAATTCCGAGAAAAGCAAATAGGTTTGATGTTCGTCACCTTTCACTGGGGAAAAGCTTTGAGCATTTAACCTTGCCATGCACCACATCACTTCACCATTGCCAAGTGCGCCGGCGGACTCATAATGTGCTTTTCCTGCCTCAAGCAAAGCATCCACAAAAGAAAACGCTTGCGCGTTTTGAATTGGCGTGTACTTATCTCCTACGGTACTGATCCAGCGGTTATCGTCATCGCGCAGAAGAGCATAACTCGGGATCCCTGCGGACGTTCTCGGATTAGTCAACTGTACCTTTGAAATGGTCCAATCGAGCTTTGCGAGCTTGCTGGCATTTTCCCATGTTTGGGCGTCTTGTACATTGATACCGAGACCATGCCAAGCCGGCTTCCCGGCACAGAACATTTCAACTTCTCCGGCTGCGTTTTTTGAAAGGTTGTGAGACATAAGGTGGCTCCTTTAAGAAGGGTGAAGGTTGATTATTAATCTGGACTCTTTTAATATAACTCTTTTTAAATTTAAAAACACCGTTTATTTCAATTATTTTTTACTTAAGATAACAAGCATTTCTATAATCGCATGACCGGACTCTTCTGAAACGTATTTCAATATTATTGCTCTTTGAATGCATACCATTAATTTGTAAGTATTCATAGAGGGGTCCTTTACTCGTATTTAATACTTTGAAAATATATACTTTTACCAACAGCTATTTTAATTTCCTTCATTATAATATCAAGGGAATTTAAGTCTTGACATAATACGCTTTTAACTTTTAATTCTCTTAAACCATCTAAAATTATGGTAGACATTTCATCGGTATCAATGGCGTCCATGATTACTTTGGTCAGCTCTTCAATTTTCTGAACTTTTTGTTTCTTATTCATAGGGATGTCCTTTTGTTTACTTAAGTTAATTATTCAATGGTATAATTATTAAAAGATGTCAAATCGCGAATATATTCAACATCACTCATTCTCATTGCTATGACCTTTTTATCTACCGCAATACTTTGTACATTATCAAAGGTCTCAATTATGGTCCCGTCTTTTTTTCGTGTAGTCACTTTCATCTTGGCCTCCCGTAAAAGTTTTTGTGTTAAGAAAGAATCAATCATCATGATATAAATATACGTCTTTTATTTAATAAAATCACGTACTTTTTTATTTAATTTTTTACTCTTTGTAAACTACATAAAATGGAAACGCTCTGAGAGGCGATTTAAAGCCTATCTAATTTCAGGCACATATTAGAGCACCTGTACTTTTTAGCTATGCTCTTAGCTTCTCATATAATATATAGGGATATATTAAATATTATAATATTTTAATTATTATAATAAGAATCATATCTTAAGATATATTGGTCGAGCGTTTCTGAGTTAACACGATTTTAGGCTTTGTAAGTACTCTTTCTTTTGGAGAATGACCAATTTTGTAAAAAGTTCCTGCCTTAATATTGAAATTATCTCCGGGAAGTATTTTATGGTTGCAACCGGAGCACTCGCATTCACATGTCCATTCTTTTGTTGCCGTTAACATATATTATCCTCCTTGAATATTTTATCCAATAATATTGCTATATTTAATGAGAAAGGTTCACCTATCTTTTTCCAAGTACTTTCCGGCAATGTAATTCCTTTCATGGAACCCGGCTCACTGAAAAGGGTAGGTCTCCCTGGAGAAGGGGTCGCTTCTTCTACAGCTTTAATTGAATCGCCAATTTTACTTGATACCAAAAACTTTCTATTATTAACATCAATTACAAAGCCTGTACCCATTTGGATGATGTGCCCAACGCCTGCTTCTAGTCGGTACTTCTTTTTTGATACCCACATACTCATTTCTCCAGTGATTTAGTTTTTATCTGCAATGGCTACTATTCCGGAAGACCATTCATTATCTACTTTAAACTCGTACCATAAAGTAACTACAGTATCTTCACAATGAATTCCATTAAGAAAAGATTCCTTTCCTCCAATAGGTCTTAATTGTATACCAACGCCATGCTTCCTGATTGCCCTTATATAAAGAATAGAAGCAATCAAACGAAGTCTTGAGTTAAGAGCATTGGCATTACTGTATTTCCCGGCGATGACCTTAAACATATTTCCTCCTGGTAAGAGATAACAAATATATTCTGTCATCCTCAATCATTTCGGGTGAAAACTTTTTTCTTTTCATCTTAGCTTTTACAGCCTTATGAGCAATAGCTGGTACTTGTAAAGAACTAATAAAATTACAGAACATCTTTTCATGTTCTTGAGTCCACCTATAGTTATTTGTCCTGACCATATTTCCTCCCAGTGAAAGGTTTTAATATTTTAAGCTTTGTATTAAATATATCATTATTTTAAAATAATTCAACGAATATTTTTAAAATAATTATTTATGTAAAAAAAGAAGGTTGCCATTAATAGACAACCTTCCGGGAAACCAAAACATACTCTGGAGGAAATATGCTTGGTATTAATGTACTTTCATCTTGTCAAATAATAATGTAATTATTACAGAGATTAATGTACCTATAGTAGATAATGCTGAAACCCATGCGGCTTGACGAATACCATTAATTGCTTGCCATTGTGTTTTAATTTCATCTTTTACAGTTACCTTAAATTCCTCCATGGCACTATGCTGTGAACAAACTGGGGTATCCGTTGCTCGATGATGACCATGTTCTGATACTTCATTCAATTCTGACATAATAACAATCCTTTCGTAAGTAAAAATATTAGCATAAATATTAAGCGGACATCTTGTAGGTTCCTACTATATGGTACCAGCCTTTTTTATCGGATGCGTCCGAAGGAAAATAGTCCTCTTTGTATCGCATTCCTGTGGGACCTGTATCACTGTACAATCTTGAAAAAAATATTGCACCAGTATCCAAAATAAATAATGCCCCGGGGTACGCACCTGCTGAAAAAGTAATTCCTCCTAAGATAAGGGTTACCGGTATCATTGCATATTTTGTATAATTATTTCCTGATGGTCTTATGCTTGCAGGCACTGGGGTACCGGATGCGGAAAGAGTATTTACTCCGGTATCGGATGACGAAGAGCAACCCGGGATTGTTAAGGTTACGGTACCGTTTGCGAATTTAATATATTCTACAGAAATAGTACCCGCTCCATTTCCTACTAAGGTTATATCGAATGCCCCGGATTCTACTGGGATAACCGCGGCTAATGCTTCCTGGAAGTATTTGACCCATTTATATACCCAATGGGAAAACCAATTCCAGTTCTTTGCCGTAGGTATATCTTGGTCAGCCCAACCATCGTCTTGCAAACCTACGATAGGTGCCGCGATATTTGCCGTATCTTCTCCAGCAAGTTTTGGTAATGTTGTGGGTTCTGTAAAAGTTGTCATAAGAATTCCTCCAGTTAAAGTTATAGTAATGCAGCTAAATGCCCTGTATCAAATCCATCGGGACCTATGTCAAAACGAAATGGTTTCGTTAGATGCATTTGCTCTACAACAAGACTCACTCCCCCAGGACAAACTTTTTGGAGATATGGGATCAATCCGGGTACTGTGGTCGGTGCCGCAAAAGCTAAGTTAATCGTTGCCGGATACTTTTCTGTATAATGAATAACAGTAGTATTTTGTATTTGATGTAAGGCAGTAATGATTCTCTCTGGTTCACCTCTACTTGCATTCGCATTGATTCGTGCTAATATTGCTATACGATAATTAGCGTCTGTTTTTCCTTGTCTATTCTCTCCAAGCATAATACCGATTTCATCTAATTGCGCATTTTCTGCAGAAGAGAATTGCCGTAGGAATTTAACATCCGCAGCATTGTCCTCAAGCACTTGTATTTGATCGGAAAAAATCCGAACAAATTTTGAAACCTTTGACGGGTCACCGATTGCCATATACTCTCCTTACATTTTCATTCAAAAGATTCACAGCTCGGTCAGATAAATCAGTTAACGGTTCTGCCACAACAATCACTGGTGGAACGATTATCTGTGCGATTTCTGCTCGTGATAAGGGTTCTGTTCTATTAATTCCATATTGTCTACGGACTTCTTCAATTAAGAGATTGCTCGCCCGGTCAGACAAATCAGGAATAGTATTCTTACCATCTAACACTTCAATGTAATAATATTTTTGTTCGATTAGAATACTGTTGTCTGTTAAATATACCGTTAAGGTAACCGTGAAGAGACCAACAGCACGGTAAGTATGGGTAGTTTCCAATTCTGTTGAAGTAAAACTATCTCCGAAGTCCCATAGAACAGAACGTACCGAAAGAGAAATATCTATAATAGGGAAAAAGGAAACAATCCCGTATTGGTAAATACTACGCGGTGTTCCGTAAAAATCAATATCACCGGTAATATCTGATCCACCACCAACAAACGGAATCGCAGCCGGACTTAATTTCTCAATGCTCATACAATTATGAACCTATCTCCATCAGCAGGAGCCTGGGTTAATGCATCACAAACAAAATGACCCTTACCACTTTCTAAAGTATAATTACGAATCACCCGAGCTTGACGTGCTAATGGACCATCAGTAAAGATTACCCAACGGTCTCTCCAGTGAGCCGTATCGGCGTCATCAAGAGTGCTAACTTCAAACTCGGTTACTGTTGGAACAAAACTGGTATCGTCAATGGTATCCGTAGCAATAGTCTTAGATGACAATGCCAGTAATTCTGCGGATGTTATTTCACCATCAATGGAAACGATATTAGAATCAATCGTACAATCTGGAGTCTCAAAAGTTAAATCATGTCCACCGGTACCACCTCGTTTTAATTTCATACCACTTCCGTTGGTACCATCACCTTTTGCATAGATCCCATTACCATTGGTAGCACCACCTATGACATATATCCCATTACCGGCACCATAACCATAGATAGCTAACCCATGGGCATTTGCCTCGGCGGTTAGAGTCATTGCATCACTGCCACCTCTACCATTTATTAGCACGCCTGCACCACCAGAACCACCTCTAATACCTATCCCAGCACCATTTCCATAACCGTTAAATGTAGCACCGGTACCGTCTCCACCACCAATGCTTTGTAAACCGTCACCACTAGTACCTTTTATCCCAAATCCCAAGGCACCTTGGAAATACGCTCCATAGGCACTTGTCCCTACGGCATATATTCCATAATCATCCGCGGCAATATTAACACCTTTTCCCCCGGTTGAAATATCTATTCCAGTGGTACCAGAAACAATTGTAATTCCATTTACATCTGCGGTAATATCAATGCCATTGGATACATCGCTATTCAAAGAGACGGCACTCGCTGAGGAAGAGGATGCGGCTAGACCTACCCCTACAGAAGCGATGTCAATACCTTTTACTCCGGAGACTATACTCACTCCGGTTCCCTCTACCTGGATGTCAACGCCTAATTCGTGTCCATAAAAAGTCATTGCCGAACCGCTATCAGTACCACCAGTGAATATTGCACCTATTCCGTACACTTTTCCTTCGCACGTCAATCCTGATAAACTTCCTGACGTATATATCCCTGTTGTACCATCGGCAAAAATAGCTATATTTGTGCCACTTGTTACGTGTAAGCCATAGTCATCGGTAGAGGTCAATTTTACTGCATCACCAGCAGTATTATTAACGTCAAGCATTTTTAATTTAAGGGTGGCATTGTACCCATTGGTAGCTTGACCATTTATCGCCACAACATCCGCAGCAAGAGTACTGCCTAGGATTTTTCCTGCGGTCCCGGCTCCATAAGAACCTGGTAAAGATGTTGACCAAGGGTCTCCAGCAGAAGCGGCACTGTTTAGTTTAGCACCGGTACTTCCTGCGGTAAGATGTCCAGAAATAGCTTCATCCCAAACGCCATCCGCAATATCTGCCACTGAGGGAGGGGTTCCAGCTGCACCTGCATCTGTAAGAGCTTTACCGGTCGTTCCTACGGTTGTGTGGCCGCTCGTAGCTTCGTCCCAAACGGCATCGGCGACGGATGCAGCAGACGGTACAGAAATTGCTCCTGCATCACCTAATGCTTTTCCAGATGTCCCGGTAGCTGTATGACCACTCAATGCTTCATCCCAAACGGCGTCAGCCGTATCAGCAACTAATGTACCGAATGAAGTTAAGGTTCTTGTACCACTAGCCCAAACTCCGGCTGCTGTAACATCATTAAGAGCGTCAAGAGTCTGTTTTGTACCTGATATTGAATACCCGGTCTTATCATTATTAGTTCCTACGGTAACACTTCCGGTTAATGTCCTTGTACCATTTGTCCAGACTCCCGCGGCAACAGATGAAATGGTGGCATTCAAATTAGTTCCAAGAATATATCCTGCTGAACCTGCCCCATAGGCTCCCGGGAGAGCGGTTGACCATGGATCCCCTCCGGCACCTGCATCTGTTAATGCTTTCCCTGCGGTACCGGCTGTGGTATGACCACTTAACGCCTCGTCCCAAACGGCGTCTGCAATAGTCGACGCAGAAGCACCACCACCTGCGTCAGTCAAAGCTTTACCGGCTGTGCCTGCTGTGCTATGCCCTGAAAGTGCTTCATCCCACACTGCATCGGCAATATCTCCGGTTGCCGGAATTCCTCCGGTTGATGATACGACATTAACACCTATCTGTGCTATTGTGGTACTTACCGTTGTACCAGCAATATCTCTCATATCAGCGGGGACCTTTCCTGCCGAATGAGTAGTTAAAGTTATACCATCAACTTGAACCAGATTAGATTTCACAACACCACCGGATACATCCACCTGACCGGTGCCTCCACCTACGGAGAGAAGAACACTTGCTCCTATATCACGTGCTGTTACCGGAGTAGTACCACATTGAACCATATTAACACCTAGTTGTGCTATAGTGGTTGATACTGCTGTACCAACTATAAACCTTAGGTCAGCCGGCAACATTCCGGCATAGTGTGTGCTTAAGGCAATACCATCAACATGTGTTGTATTAGAAGCAATTACCCCAGCATTAAGAGAAAGTTGTCCTACGCCAGTACCGGAAGATACTAAGACACTTGCTCCAAGATCACGACCTGTCTGTACCGTACCCGCTACATTAACTACATTCACTCCTATTTGAGCAAGAGAGGTACTTACGGCAGCACCGGCAATATCGACTGTATCCGATTTAACAAGAGCAGAAACACCAGTTCCTGTAAAGTTCAAAGGTTGAGTGTGCCCTTGGTAAGCACTAATAGTTGTGACAGAAGTCGTCGCGACATTATTAATATTCTTAACATTCACTTCCGGAATACCTGCGGTCGCTGGGGTAGCTACTGCGGTTCCATTCCATTTCGTAACATTGACCGGTTGGTCCGCAGCCAAAGAATAACCTGTCTTATCATTATTCGTTCCGACTGTTACCGTTGGAGTGGCTGCTGTCGCCGCGGTAGTAATTGAAGTTTTCATCGTCGCGGTAAAATCCCCTGCGGTCGGGGCGTTTGTGAGATTGGTAACCGTTGTGATTACTCCAGCGGTTATATTGGTCGGGGTTGCGAGACCATTCTGTATTTTTGTTACCGCATCGGCTTTTACAGAAGCGGCATTAATTGCATCGGCTGCTATTGATGTAGAAGTTATACCATTAGCCGCAACAGAAGCAACAGAGCCACCGACATTACCTGTGACCGATCCGACTGCACCAACCACAGAAGCCGGGGTAGCTGCGTTCAAAGAAGTTTTTTGTAAAGCTCCAAAATCAATATTGGCTTGGGAAACAACATTCACACCTATTTGAGCACTTGAAGTATTGACTACCGCATTGGCAATATTCTTTAAATTCACGTCAAGGATTCCCGCGGTAGCCGGGGTTGAAACAGCAGTACCGAGTATCTGTACTGCGTTTGCTTTAACTACTCCACTGGTAAAATCAAGCTGACCAGTTCCCGTGCCGCTGGAGAGAAGGACGCTCGCTCCGATGTCTCTTGCCGTCTGTGCGGTACTGGTTATATGACTAACATTCGCTCTTCCTAAGGAGAACCGTGCTACTACGGTACCCACCACGGAAATAGAATTGACTGTTCCAGTCGTGACTACAACTGAAAAATCATTTCCTGTAGCATAAAAGGTGCCATCAGCTGAGGTGTCGAGCACCACATGGTGCATTCCGGTTCTGGCATCATAATCCACGGTTAATGTGACGCCAGTTGTGCTTTCAGTAGTTGAGTTTTTATATACTGAAATAGCAGGGGTTCCCGCTAATGTAATCGGGGTGCCATCCGCTTGATGTGTATTAAAATCAAACGCTAATGTTGTACCTACCGCTCTATCACCTAAATTTATCATAACGGTCCTCCATTTCTATCCTATTAAAACTGATTTACCAACGAGAACAGAATCCCCTACCAAAGCAGAATCATTGCCAATAAGTCCGGCACCACCACCAACTGCTGCAGCTATTTTATACGCAGCAGATACCATACACCAGTCATCATCTGTTGTTTCAGTCCACGTTGAAGTTTTTGATCCAGATGATGTGTAAATGATATAGCCATGTAATGCTCTATCACTACCACCATTAACCAATACTTGCCCTACAATAGTCTGACTTGAACCAGCTGTCATTGATGTACCAGACTTATTGTATACGCTGTCAAATCTAATTGTATCCGCAGTTGTTGTGGTGACTGCAACTGACGGATCAGTACCTGCTGTTAAATCAGCATCAGCACCACCAGTTATTTCCGGCTGTCCTGTTGAAGATAGTCCATCAACAGCAATTCCACTAAAAGCCCAATAGTCAGCAGCAGCACTCAGCGTCACTACAATATTATTCGCCCCAGTCTTCGCACTGGTCTTTCTGAAAATGTAGGTCCTCAAGTCTGCTGTTGAATCTGAATCCTCCCTTAAACGAGTGATATCAGCTGTCATTGAATCACCACCGTAAGTTGCAGTGGCTGTTGCTGCAGGATCAGTGTCGCGAATTGACAAACAAACAATGACATCCGTTTTATTGTTATTCAACGATAGAGTTGATGACGTCCCAGTAGCAGCTGTTAATGCTGCTGATGTCGCCGTATTGCCTACTGATATAGCCATGGAATTCCTCTTAGACGGTTATCATTGACTTTAAAATTTCAATGAAATATACCGGAGAACTTTCCCCGGTCTTGACTTGATTATTGTATGCTTCGTCCATATTCAATAAAGCCGTTTGAAAAGATCGGATGTAGTTTACTGATGTCTGAGTATACCCCATATCAAGCATGTCCTGGTCTAACAATGACAATAAAAAAGCATGAAATTCTCTATATCTCTTCATGCTCTTTGATAGATCGTTCGCGATACTCCGCAAGTTCGCCGTCAATTCTACTTGTGTTACCGGATTCAACTGTTCAAGCATAATTCCTCCTAGTACATTTTTAAAGAAATAAAAATTTTAAGCAATCACTGTAATTCTAGTCAAGGCTAGTTCAGTGACATTTACTGCTGAGATAGAAATATTTGTGGTCACCCAAGTTGGGGTGTCTCCCGGATTATCGGTAACGGCATGTCTGATCGTTACATCACTCAAGCCAGGCACGGCATAAATTGGAATATTCCATTTTTGAATATTGATGTCCTCACCCATAGCAAAATTGGCGGCATATTCTAAGACCTTAGTTTCTATTTGAGACACACCATCCAAGGGGAAATTTTCTTCTGTTGAGAAAGCGACGATAGTTATTTCCAAGTGGCAATACTTAACAATTGGTCGAGTGAAGTATACCACTTGATTATCTCCATTGGAATCTAAGACCGTTACCGTTTGCCCACTTATTGGGTTCTGGTACAGTTGAATACCTCCAGGTTTTATCTGCCACAACATATCACCTATGTCTTGATTTTCTCCTCCAGAGACAACTACTTCAATCGAATGAGGAGGCCTACCATCCGCGTCTACAATATCAGAAGTATTTTCAAATACAGAACAATCTACAACATCCAGAACATCATTGCTAATACGAGACCGAATCGCTTCAACAGTCCCAGCACCTATTATGGCAAGACTAAGCTCTCTTCTTACTCTTAATTCCGAATCGGTTTCCTGTTCTCTACCGAGAGTACCATTATCTACATTATCCACCGTATCCCAACCACTAATAGGTGTAACTATATTAGTCACTGTACCTGCAATCGCTGGAATAAGTCCGCTAACATTGGCAATGAAGACGCCTTCTCCCGGGATAATAATATCGGCCTCGGAATTGAAAATGTTCCCATTAGTATTTGCCACCTGACTACCAGCAGGTATAGTGGTTCCACCAGTGCCTGTTGTCTGGCAAGTGACTCTTGTTTTTACAGCAGGTAGTCTAGTTATTCCTACCAGCATAACTACATTATCCAAAGACACTCCCGCGGCGGTTGCCGGATATTGACTGAGGTAAACATCTTCAAGTCCTGCCCACCAATCAGCAAAAACTTTTGATAGCACCCCGACGAATTGCCCAAAGACAGATGTCGGCTCTAGGTTAACATCCCCGAAAACAGTCTTCAATTCTGTTTCAAGGGCAAGCTTTATATCCTGCAAACGCATGGGGGTGAACCCTGCTGGTGTTATTCCATAAGCCATTATGGGACTCCTAATGAAAGGTTTATATTACCGTATATTGTATTTGCTTCAAAGGTTATCTTTAACTTTCTAAGTCCTTTATCAAGTTCCGATACATAGGTCAAAATACTTTGGATCCCGGGAGTCTCAATAATAGTAGCCTTCATTATACTATCTATCAAAGAAAGGTTCGGATTTTTGGTACATACTACATCGAAGTATTGTATGCCAACCCGAGTATCAAGAAACCATTCTGAGAATATGGTAAGCAAGCGCATCTTTACCGCTTGTCTTACTTGATCTATTCCTGATACCAATACCAAATCATAATTGGCAATGACAAGATCGTGTTCAACCGTATCTAAGAATAGGTCAATCATTGTGCTTTAACCTTTGTTGTACAGTGAAGTATTTCTGTCATCGGTACCGTAGGGATTGCCGATGGTGTTGGTGTACTTAAAGAAGCAATCGTTACCACATGCACATGAGTATTAAAGGCGTCCATTGCTGCCTTAGTCATTAGAGACTGCAAAGACGAACTACCTATTTCAATATTACCATTAGGTTTAATTACAATTTTTTGACCCTTAAAAATCAATTCTACGTCCGTATTATTGCTCGATTCACTATCACTGGAGAAGGGGATTAATCCCGGTATGGCAATTGCATCATTAAGACTAAATTGTCTTTCAACCAAAGAAGAGGACTCGACCCCACGGGACAACCATTGGTCCATAGTTCTTTCACTAAAAAGAAGCAGAACTGAGTCACCGACACTAACCGGGAAAGTTAAACTTGCGTCTCCAGACCGAAGGAAAATGACCGGTACTTCTGATATTACCGGAAAAGAAGTCTCGGATCCGTCGATGTATTTTCTTTTTAATAAAGGTTTCACGGACGCTTTTTGTTTTGTATGGTCGTAAGACTCAATCTTTCCCGGCATACAAGTATGTACCCCAGCGAGCATACCTTTTACTAAATCTTTTATTGCATTGGCAACACTCATAGCACTTCTCCTTTAATTGAAGTAGTCCAGTCTTCTCCATGAGTATCGCCGGTATGCTTGACCTCTACAACCTTTAGTTCGACCTCGGGAAATACATCTTTGGCACTCAACAAAATACTGCCTCCCGGTTCGGCTTGAGGAAGTAATAATGTTTTGAATTCCCAACCCGTAAAATTCTTTGCGGTATCACTTGAACTTTTTGTTTCTTTTGCCACTACATGCTTCGGAGACCCGATAAGAATTGTCTTTACAATCTTGCTTTTATCAGTGGCATTTTTCAGGTATATCTTTAACTCGTTATTTTGAACACTCCATTGTAACCCATTATCAAGACATAACTGATCTAAAAGGTCAGCTGTATAACCTTCAAAAGCGTATCCAGATAAGAAAGAAACATTTGGTATATCAAGTAAAGATAGTCGAGTCTTTTCAGGTAATCCAAATTTATTAACTGCTTTCTCTATTACCTGACGAAGGGTAGAACCCTTGGCAAAAGACTCGGAAAATAAACTGGTCTTTATAGCACGTGCTCCATCGGCTACTTCAATAGTAGTTTCGATTTCAGGAGAAGCATTGGAATGATTAACATTTACAATATCCCCGACAAAAATCGTTTCAATAGGGGATCCCTCGGTATAGCCTACCTTTAACTCTAAAAGTAATTTTGAATCCGCTCGGATTTTGTTCTGTGTATTTTTTGACAAATTATTTATGATTACCTTACAGGTATTACTTTCTGACGTAGCTGTTTTCAATATTTCAAAATTAATACGCAATCCAGAAATACTAAAACCGGAAGTATTTGACTCCCCGATATTGAGGACAGCAATTCTATTAAAAAAGTTATAGGGCATTTTTTGGTACATATCCTAAAAAGATGTTTCTACCACTGATAAAATCATACCGGCCTGGCTCTACAAATTGTGTTGCCATATTAGAGTCCATACAAATAAATTCTCCAGGTGGTAACAATTCATTGATAATACCTTTATTGACTGGAAAACCAATTACAAGTTTTAACCCATCGGCCAATAAAACATTATCGCGATAGTATA